AAGCCGCAATTTCGCCTAATGTCATATCGCCTTGATAGGCCACATAATTAAGCCAGCCAATATTTGTAAAATTAAGATATTGCTCTGTAGCTTTATCTGCTACGCGCAAAGATGATAACAAATCTCTATTTTGACTATAAAGCAAATACTTCATAGGATTCATAGTAAATTCAAAAGGTTGAACAGTAAGAAGTTCGGAAGTTGAGATGCGTTGATTGCGACTTAAAACTTGACCAACAAGCTTTTGATCATTAATTGCAATTGATTCTGAAACTTCTAATATTGTATTTAATGACATAATTATTATCTCGATTGTGGTAATGATCTTGTAGCGGATTGATTAGCCGCAAATACCGCTTGTTTATTTCTTGATAAAAATTGTGTTGCTGATTGCGTATCAATAGCACTCATGCTTGCAATATAAGGCCCATTATACACTACTTGAGGGCCACCGCCCATAGAGCTTAATTGATTGTTAGGAATAACAGTTCCACTTGATTTTGGTATCATTAATTCAGGCCCTTGTTCACCTACAAGATATGGCGCGCCACCTGCAACATCGCCACCACTTGCTCTTTTACCTATATGAATTGATCCGCCTACTTCGCCTGTAGAACCTGTAAACATTCCGCTTCCACCACCACCGCCGCCAAATAAACCGCTAAAAAATTTACCTATGCCTGATTGTTCAAATATAGCCATAGCTTGCGCTTTTAATTGTATTTTAATTAAATCGCTAATAATACTTTTTGCTAAATCACCAAATTTAAGTTTGCCTGTTTGCACAAAGTTATCTAATGCAGTTTCAAGATTTTGTGTTACAGATACGAATGCTTGTTCACCTAATTTAGCCGCATTAGAAGCGTTATCTGCATAAGTAGCAAAAGCTTTTTTCCAACCAAATTCAAAACTTCTTTGTGATTCAGCAATTTGATATGCTTCTTGCGCCCTTTTCTTTTCTGATTGTGCAAATTCATTAGCTTGTTCTTGATTCATTTTCTTTTCAAGAACTAATAGTTTGCGCTTTTGTTCAATATCAAATAATTCTAATTGCAGTTTTTTTTCGTTTTCTGCAAGAAAAACAAATTCAGCTTCCTTTTGATTTCTTTGTCTTTTAGCTTCAGAAATTTGCAGTTCTTTTTTATAAAATTCTTCTTGCTTTTCTGCAATCTCTTTTAATCGTTTTAATTCTGCTTTTTGTTTTTCATCAAGTTCAACTGCCCTAACATCTTTTTTAGGTGCGGCCATACCGCCAATACCTGACATAATGCCAGGAATAGTAGCATCTTGAACAGAGCCGCGTGAAGGAAACTCAAACTTTCTTAAACCTTCTTTATCTAGCCAAGCCGCCCACCAACCAGCTTCTTTTCTAATTTCAGCAAATCTATCAATTGTTTCTTTTGATTTTTTTTGCCAATTTTCCATAGCAATTGTTACATATTCAAAAGCTGGGCCAAGATTATTAGCAAGTGTTATTTTTAAATTCATAAAAAATCTATCTAATCTATCAACAGAATTTCCTATGCTTTTAAAAATTTCATCTGATCCTGCAAATTGATTTTTAGTTTTTTCAAACTCATCCGCCATACCTTTAATATCAACACCGCGAATAGCTCTGCCAAACATATCCATAGCAAGCGCATTGCGTTTAGCAGTATCTTCAACACCAGCAAGGGATTTAATAGTTTTTTCAAATAATTCTTGAGGAGCAAGCGTTCTTAAATCTTTTAAAGAAACGCCAATAGATAAAAATGCTTTTTGCGCTTTTGATGATCCTTGAGCGGCTTCATCAATTTTATTAGCGAACGATGCCATGAGTTTGCCAGCATCATCGGCATTACCACCATTTGTTGATAAAGCTTGCGACATACGCAATACAGATTGAACGGACATTTCATTAGCTTTAGCGACATCGTTTATTTTGTCAGCAAAGTTAATTGCTTCGCGAGCGGAAGCAGTAAAGGCTACCGCAACTGCGCCTAATGATAATTTTGCACCTGCGCTAAAGCCTTCTACTTTATCTTTAGCTTTACCTAGATTGGCATTAAACTCGCCCGCATCAAGCCCAAGTAAAACCGCTAATCTTGAAATAATTGCCATAGTTATTTACCTTTAAATCTATCCATTTTAAAGTTTGGTGCTTGGCTCATAAATAAAATAAGTGAATCGCTAGGATTAACTTTTTCTATGCCATAAAAATATTCATAAGCACTACCTAAAACGCTTTTTAGAGTATAAGGTTGGCTACTACTTGCTCTTAAATAATTAAAAACTCCAGCTATTAGAGTTCCTTGCATATTTAATAAAGCTCTATTTCCAACTAACCCATCCGCATACATGACTGTTATTTCATTCATGGTTGCTTCATCAAGCGCATCTATATCTTGTATTGTATGCCCGTTAAAAACCATAGACGCGCGAACTTGGGTTCTTAACGAGCTTACTACTTTGACTTTATGTCTTTATAGTCAGGGCTAATAACCTCATTAATTTTTTCCACTAAAGTCATTTGAACTGTTAATGGAAATTCATTTTCTACATCTTCATAAGTTATATCTTCTAATGATCCCGTTTCAGGTATTAGAAATTTAATATATTCAGTTATTCTGTGTTGCAATATATGTTTATTTTTAGCGGTTTCTTTTACTGACCTGCCGTCAATAATAAAGTCATTATCTTTAACTTCCACACCTTCTTGATCTTTAAGATTCTCAAAAGCTTTTATCATTAGCTGATACTCTGCTTCAATTTTTTCTTCATTAGGATTTTTAAAGTAATTATAAATAGCTTCAATTTCTTGAACGCTTGGCACTCTTACTTTAAATGTATGATCGCCTAATTCAAACGACCTAGTTAATACTGATAATCTATTTTCCTCGTATTTTTTACCGAGTGCTAATCCTAATTTACTCATATCTTTTCCTTATGTTGTTAAATTTTTAGCTTTGTAAGCATCCATTTTTTGTTTAATAATTAAACCTAACCTTGTTGCAACGGCTTGGGCTTGTGATTCTAATGATACGCGCAAATATGGTTTAGCTGACATATTAGCCGTTCCAAACTCATTGGCTATTGCTCTAGCGTCAAACATAACGCCAGCTTCAGTATAAAACTTCCTTCTAGCCTTTTTATATTCCTTACCTTTTAAATTACCATATTGAGAGTGAAATTGTTGTTTTACTTTTTTAGGAATTGGTCGAGTTGAAACAAGAGATATAACAGAATCTTTTGGTGTTACATATCTTGACTTCATATCTTTTCTAGTAGGTCGCCTTGCGGTAATATATAAAGAACGATCTAATGTGCCTGTGTCTTTAGGTGATAATGCTTTAGACATAGCCAATACAGGTTTCATGGCTTCTCTAACGGCTGGTATTAATACTTTACTTTTTGCGTCTTTGTCGCCAAATTGCTCTTGAAATAATGTAAGAGTAGCAAGAGTTTCTTTTAAGCCATTGACGGCAAACTTGACACTCATTATTCTGCCTTAATTATTTTTTGATAAATCGTATTATTAAGTTTAATAGCGTAATCAACGGCCTGTTCGGGCGTTAGTTTATCAGCATGATTTTTAGCAATATCGTGAGCTAAAGCAATGCCTGTTAAGCGTTGTTGGGCAAACCCAAACCAGTTCTTTTGACCTGAACCAGCTTGGGATACCAAATAACTTAATANATCATCAGTTGTTTTAACTTGTGTTGTCATTTCTTTTCCTCAATTAATTAAGAGTTAGACCATCCGTATTGGTTGCCGCGTGGATGGACTGTAAACATACATTTAGCTTCAGCAGTTGGGTTAGGATCAACTTGGAATTGACCTACGCGACCATTAAATGCGTAATTAACATAATCTGTTCCATCGGTTGCCTGAATAACAAAAGTTCTATCAATTGTGCCGTTTTCAGCATCATCTCTCATTAATAGTAATTGTGTATCAGCAGGATTCCATGCCGCAGTAATAGTCATTGATGTTGGTGGGGCTTGTGTAGGAATCTTGTCAGATTGACGAGAACCTGCCACATTGTAATTAGCCATTGCATCATCTTGACCAAAAGCAGGGATAGCTTCTACTGGTAAAACATTAGCTGAAACACAAAAAGCGTCTGTATTAGCGAATGTTGATAATTCAGCAATTGTTAAAACAGTTGGAGTTGCACCTGCTTGACAATATAGAGTTGCGCTAAAACCTGGTAAAACTTTATTTGGAAGTGCCATAATTATTTCCTCACATTAAAAAAATTAAAAAATCTTATGTTGGTATATATAAAGTGCAGTCCATAAATATATTATGAAGCCCAATCTCATTGTCGTATCCATGATATAACCACACTACATCTGCCTTTGAAACATTAAAACTATGGCCACCGCCACCAAAAGTTCCACTAAAACCATGTAATGCTTGCAAAATATCGTTAGAGGTATCAAAACCATCTGCCATTTCTTGCGTAAATACACTAATCTGAAAAACAGGGGTATCTATACCTTTAATACTTTGAACATTACCAGTATAAACTGGTTGATGCACATCTCTTAATTGCCAAGTAATAAATTTAGGTTGCGTTGCATAATTTCTATTGAAATTTGCATATACAGGTATAGGCGTAACTATACTAGATAATTCTGCCTGTATTGCCTGTGCATATTCTCTAACATCTTGTTGAGTTGCCATCTATACATCTACACTTGGTTTATTAAAGTAACATATTAAAGTTACACTCATTCTATCATTAGATATACTAGAATCAGCTATTCGCCAATCAACATTTTGATAAGTTATTGAATATAAATTATCGTTATCTACTATATCTCTTGTGTTTGGTGTGTAGTTAAATTTCATTTGCACCAAATCACTATATATTCTAAATTTTTCTGAAGTGCTTACACTAGCTCTTACTTCAGATATTAATGGCCTGCTTGTAAATTTAAGAGTTTTAGTTGTTTGTGTTGCACCATAACTGCTTGTGGCAAAAGACAAGTCATTAACTTCTACTGTTTCGAATTTTGTTATGGCCATTTACATTACCAATGGTTTATAAGGTCTTAATAAACAATCCACTCCATAAGGAATCTTTTGCAAACCATCCGTTACTGATTCTGATCTATTATTATAAAGATGCGTAAATAATAACAAACCAGCTTGCTTAATTACAGGATAAGCCTGTGTAAAGTTTGCATTTTGTGTATATTCAACAATGACAGGACTTGTTCTAAAAGTGCTTACATCCGATGGAATACCGCTATTTAATACAACTTTATTTCCTGTCGAATCATAATAATAATTACTTGAAGCAATCGTTGTTAAAACGCTCGGTGTGCTTCCATTATAATAAGCAACTTTTGTAATGCTTAAATTACCGCTATTAAACTTATCAACATAACTTGTAACTGGCAAATCTAAATAAACAGGCGTTGAAAAATTAGCTGATAAGCCATAATAAACCCTATATGAAGTAGGAAAGATTGACATACCAAGATAATCTTCAATATGCATGCGAACCGGCTAATTCTAAACTTTCTAAATACGCATCTTGCGATTCGTCAGTTCCTAAATTTAACTGTTGCGCTATTTCGTCTATTGTTAGCCAGTTTGTAGTTAAGTCGCGACTAATCTGTTCAAACTTATCATAGTTAAACGGATTGCGANTAGTTCCATACGGCACTTGNCCTAATGTATCAGTCATTATGCAGAACCTATTAAAAATACTCCAGCAAAAGGATCACGAATTGTTGATGCTAAACGCTTTTCAGCATAGAGCGTTACAAAGCCTGGAGCAGTTTGGTCAAAGCGTTGAATTGTCATTTCTTCAGCATCCGCAATGGTATAAAAATGTTCCCAACAAGCTAATACGCCTGATAAAGAACCTGATCCTGGAGTTGTTAAATATGGATTAGGTATAACAGGAAATCCAAATAAATAAACTAATGATCCACCATCTTCCGTTCCTGTTTCTACAAACATTGGAGCGCCACCTGTTGATCCTTTTAATTTTCTTAATTGCAGAATTAAAGATGGATGTAAATGCCACGCCGTTCCTGGAACATTCATATATTGTGAAGGTAACGCTTTAACTGCTTCTACAATTTGATCATAAGTTATTTGAGTGTTAGTAAATTCAGTTTTTAATATTGTATGAATACCATTTGTTATTGCAGTTCCACTACTTCCATAAGCTGGAGTAGAAGCGCTTGTTAGGTATGTAGTTAATCCTCTTAATCCACTTGTTCCGCCTGTTGAAGTTGTTGATGATCCTGCTTGGTCATCATTAGTTGCCATTGATTGCGCTTCTAATTGACTAAATTCCAACATTAAATCATTAACAAGAGCTGAATCAATAGCATTGATGTCATCCATAACGGCAGTTCTAATTGGTAATTGAGCAGTAATAACTCGTGTTGGCATTTGCCAAGTAGTTGTAGCAATATTTGGTGAACCTGCATTTGGAGTAACAACATATAACCAAGGATTTGTTGAGTTTGCGGCATTACCTGTTTTAGCCACAAATTGAGCGGCTGATCCTGTGTATGTAACTTGACGGCTTCCCATTCTAAATGGGTTTGCATATCTTAAAGCGGCAAAAGCGTCATCAAAATAAACTC